TCATCCCATTTATCAGCCAGCTCTACAATACGATCATAGTAGTCATTCAACGCTACATGCCGCGCATACGATGTCGTTTGCAGGTGCATAAAGTGTGTATTTGTGCTTGAATGCAGCAATACCGCCACAAAAGTAGCAGCATTATCTTTTCTTGATGCCATAAAATCCCCTAAAATTGGGTTAAATTTAATGTTAATCTCAATAAATTACCACGTCAAGCATTTAATATTAATTAATTGCACCAATAAGCCTTAACGCTGCATCTGGGTGCTCGACTACCGCCAGTGGGCCGCCCATCCAACGCTCATGCCATTCAATCTGATCTGGCGTGAGCATTCGCTTACTCGGCACTTTATTCCCGTCTTTAACCTCAAGCAGATACGTCACGCCTTTGTATCCCACCAATAGATCAGGCACTCCGTCACCCACAGCCGACAAGCTCTGCACTGTCGCGCCTGCCGCCCTCAACGCAATAATTACCTGAGTTTGGTTTGCATCTGTCCTGGCTGCTCGTCTCATACGCCACACATCCCTTCGCATTCCATACCAAATAAATTAATTTGATTTTTGTTTGGATCGGTTAAATCAGCCAATCTTAAAGGCTGACAGCTTTTATGCAAGAATAATTGCCCTCGAATACCGCGATTACCACCTCGATCCCTTATGAAGTCATCGAACCGACAAGCCTCCTCAAAATCCTTTTCATTTAATGATGCCCATTCAGCATCGGAATGAAATGGGCAAATAATACAACTAGACCTCGGTGGTGTAGGTAACTTATTGTTTTTAAACCATTCTAAACAATGCAATCTGGTCATTTCCATTTCAATTAATGGGTATCTGTGCCGAATAAAAGAATTTCTGGATGGTTTCATGCGCTGCGCTTCGTCCGTTGAAATGCCAATCCATACGTCAACAACAGGCTCAGTGGGCAACCTAGCATGTTTTTTATGACCCATTAACTCTTTGATTTTATTAACAACTGGCAATATTTTATAATCAGCCGTGCATATTCGATTAACCATTCCTTTTTTACCGGTTTCACGATCTTTTGTATACACCGGCAATTCTATTTTTTGATACCCATCGCGCTTTGTTCCGCGCATCATTAAATTATTCTGCCATTGAGAATTCTTTAATCCCTGCTTGTGCATTACCCGATAAACCGGAAATGGCAGCATTGGTTCTAACACATTAAGATAATCATACACATTATCTGGTTCCCACCCAGTGTCGCTAAATATTGCCGCATCTGGCATTGGCGTAATTAATCCTTTAGCCGCCATCACAGCCATTGTTGATGATTGAACCCCTGCACCCAAACTAATAATATTCATGCTTTTCCAATCAAATTATACGCGGCAAAAACACTACGTTTTGCCGCAACTGTATTCGATACTGTATCACTAAAGGAAAGAGATAGAGATACAAGTATCTCAACTTGTTAAGAGAAAGAGATTCGATACGTATCAAATACAAAACAAGCGCAAGTGCCTGATTTACTTGCGCTTTATGGTTGAAAACCTTAATAACATCTGCCCATATCTTACGCATTTCTGTATCGCTATCTATGCCCAAACATACAGCGATACAGTCACGACACATCTTTGACTGTATCTTTTGCCTTTTTACCTGCCTCTGTAAGCACCCATTTCTTGCGATATAGGCGCACCAATTTCTCTAATTTAAGGTCTTTTAAATGGCGCTGAACCTTGCCCACATACGGATCACCAGTGCTGGTAAACCACTGCAACTCAATAGCATATTCCCGCAAGCTCAATCGTGCCTTGTTGCCCATAATTAACAATAATTGATTTTCCTCACTGGTCGCAATGTCCTGCAATTGCTCAGTGGTTTTAGCGTCTACGGCTGTTGCAACCACCGATGTGACCTGACTACCCAAATTAGTCAATAACCCGTCAAAAGTGCATACGTCTAGCTTGATGTCGATAAAATCAAATGCCGGACCGCGCACCTTATTCCACCCAAGCTGCACAATCTCGCCCTCTTTCCACGCTGTCAGATTAGCATCCAATTCATTTAAGAATGCAGAGCCACCACGCGGCATTAATCCTTCATGGCCAGACGCATACTTAGATGGATGGCACAAAACCATTACCGCAGGTCTGCCCTCTAATTCGGTTAATTTACGCAATTTCATGGCGTGAGCCACCATCTGACTATTACTATTTTCCTCGTCACCATTAAAAAATGCTGCACTGGAATCCACAACCACCAAGCCAAAACCACCGCGATCTACCGCCAATTGCTGCAAGTGCGCCATATTCGCAGCAATATCAAACCGCGCAAATGCAAAAGTAATGTCATTAAATGCGCCATGCAGGAAAAATAATTGTTCCATGCCTTTCACCCGCAGCCTAATATCCTCTGGATTTTCACCCGCCAAAAACAATACATTGGCCTTAGCTGCCTTATGCCGACCAAATGATCGACCAAGAGCCACCGATGCCGCCATAGAAAGCCCTATAGCGGTCTTGCCTGCATTAGATAAACCCGTCAAGCCATGTAGATAACCTCGCAACAAAATTCCGTCTATGACGTATTCTGGGGCTTTAAACGCATCGCCAAAGTCTGAGCCTTGCTGCACTGTAAAATCAGCACTGGCACTGGCTGTTATGGATGGCTGCTTTACCGACAGTGGATTTACCCACCCAAGCGCCTGAGCGCGAGCAAATAGGGTCTTAATCGACACGCCGCCCTTATCTGTCCTGAACGACATCCACCTGCGCCTCTGGTCTTTATGGTCGAATTTGGGCGATTCAACTGACCAATCAACCCAAACTTGGTATGCCAGATCGCCAAGACCTGTAGCATGTAGCGCCATGCCCGCCTCAATCCACTGGTTATAGTCATTCGCGTCTAAATGCTCAAGCGCCGATGCCGCCTCTGTGAGCTGCACTGGCAGAGTAATATTGCCTAAGCTCGCAGTGCTGGGCGCACTGGTCGCGCTATCACATAGCATCTGCTCTAACCAGACTGGCGCACGACTCGGATTAAATCCTTGCAGCAGGTCTAATCCATCATCCCATGAGTATCTGCGCCCCGAATGGTGGATACTCGGTTCTGCCACAATATAACCATTAGCCTTAACATCTATCCCCTGCCCTAGCTTGCCTTTAATCTTAGGCATTAACTTCTCATCAATCACAAATAAATAATGCCAGCCGTTACCTGTGCGCTGTGTTGCAGTCTCAGGTAACTGCCCATTGGCTTGCAGTATTGCCTCCCAAGTAAGGTGGCCGTTATTGCGAGTATCGACATCGAGCGCAATTGTGCCGTGATCCCCCATCGCAATACCGATATTGGCTGTTGGCCACTGTGACCACCAACCCTTAATCTGTATCTCATCACTGGATGCCTCATTAGCGCCGCGCTGTGTCAATGGATGCTTGCCTGGTGACTTGCATGAATGATTGCCACAAGTGCATATCCCGCCCTTAATGCTATGCAATGGCAGGATACGGTATCCCTGACTCGCATATTTAAGTGCTGAGTCTAGTATTATTTTTGGGTGCAGCTCAACTACGTTATCTGTCATTTTCATATGCCCTCTAATAGTTTTTTAACAGAGATTTAATAGCATATCGCTTTTATCAAAACGATAAATATTAACTGTTCTTTTGCTTGTTTGTTTCCATGTATTTGTATGACTGATACCCTTGCGCTGCGCTATACAAATCCATCCCATAGCCTTCCAAAATATATTGCTTTCTAAATCATCTGCACAACCTGCTGAGAATGCTAAAGTGCCTATGGTAGCGCCATAATCAATAACCGCATCAAGCAGCTTTCTACCGCGCAACAATTTCCTAGCATCTGTCTGCAAACATATCTGTGCAATTTTTCCTTTTTTAGATATGGCATTAGGTATGCCAAATGATGCTAAACAAAATCCAACTAAATCACCATTGCACTCAATAACAAACAATTTATCATTGCATACGTTAGACCATCTATCACCATTTTTAATTCCTGTAATAGCTGATTCGTAAGCCATCTTAGGAATAAAACCAAGCGCATGATTTTCTTTTTTACTTAATGATATGACATACGGCAAGTCTTTTTCTTTCGCAAAATTAACTATGCCTAAATCACTATCAATCATTTCGGCAATTTCCTGCGCTCGCTCTGCATCTTTTTAAAAATACTGTCGGCAATAACAACTCTGCGCCCAGCCAACACTATGGTGCTTATCTTTCCCTGGTTAATGAGCCGGTGCATATACTGCCTGGTAATGCCCATTTTGGTAGCGGCAAGCGTCACTGTAAGATACATATTGTTCCCTCTTTTAGTTTATAAAAAGTTGCAATCAGTATACAATCGTATACTAAAACAAGCAAACTCATATTATTTATATATAAAAAACCTATATAAATCAATAATTTGCATATTAATTATAATTATTTTGCATTTAGGTGTTGACACGGTGTAAATAGATAGATAATATCTGTTCCGTAGCAAGCAACAACCGACCGACCTACCAACCTAAAGGATCACTATGAAATACCACCACCCAGCCGCAGGCAGATACGACAACCTGCATGGCGATGAAGATCAGCGCACTGATCTTAATGAAGAATGCGAAACCATTGCACTCAGTCAAATCACTAATGAAATATTCCGCACTGGATTTTACATTGACTCAGATGGTGTTGAGCACTTTGACTTGGAAGATTTTATTTCTGGTTACAGCGACACCATTGCCTACCAAACCATGTTCGCTGCATTGTCGATGGAAACGCGTGACTTTATGAAGCACATAAATATTACCCGCGAAAATCTGCGCCTAGCCATAGTCAACAAAATCTATGAAAAAGACTACGTGCAAGCATTGGCAGAATTTATTGAAGAATTTGGAGATCACGACCATGAATAATCTAGGCGATAAATTAGTAGTAGCAGTATGTGTAGTGGCTTTTATACTTTATTTATTTAACATTATAGGAATGTAAATCATGGCAATTAATCTATCAGCAATTAAACGCAATACCGACTTACTCCCACCACGCATTATGCTCTACGGTCCGCATGGCTTGGGTAAGACAACCTTTGGTGCAAGCGCACCCAACCCTGTATTTATCTTGACTGAAGATGGTTTAGGCAAACTTGAGGCAGATCACTTTCCATTGGCCACTAAGTATAGCGATGTGGTTGAGGCGCTTGACTCACTCAAAGGCGAGCATGACTTTGGCACTGTGGTGATCGACAGCTTAGATTGGCTGGATAACCTGATCTGGGAAGATGTTAATACAAAGTATGATGCTAAAGACTTAGCTTACGGTAAAGGCGCAGTGATTGCAGCCGACTACTGGCGTAAAATCCTTGACTCACTAAACGAGCTGCGTAATAACGGCATGGCATCTATATTATTAGCGCACTGTGAGATCAAGCGTTTTGACAGCCCTGAAGTTGAACCGTATGAGCGCTATCAACCCAAGCTGCAAGCAAGATCAAGCGCACTGGTGCAAGAATGGTGCGACATGGTTTTATTCTGCAATTTTAAGACAATCGTTAAATCTTCAGATGTAGGATTTAACAACAAGGTAGCACGAGGCATTAGCACTGGCGAGCGATTGCTCTACACCACTGAGCGCCCAGCTTACCTTGCAAAGAATCGGTATTCACTCCCAGACAGCCTGCCATTAGATTGGTCGGCATTGGCTGAAGCGATGACCGGTAACACGAAGTAAATAACTTAACTAACTAAGGAACTAACTATCATGGCACTTTTAAATTTTGACGCAACCCAAGTAGAACCACAACAATCATTTGATGCTGTGCCCCCAGGCAAATACGAGGCAATCATCATTGACAGCGAGATGAAGCAGACCAAAGCAGGCACTGGTGAGTATCTGCAACTGACCTTTGAGATTGTCGGACCATCGCACTCTGGTCGGAAAGTGTGGTCGCGTTTGAATTTGAGCAATCCTAATCGGACAGCAGAGGAAATTGCACAGCGCGAGCTGTCAGCCATTTGTATGGTTTGCGGTATTGGTCAGATTCAAGACAGCGAAGAATTGCACGACATACCGCTAATCATTGATGTGGCAGTTGAGAACAATCAAAACTCTGGCAGCCAAAACAACCGGATCAAAGGATACCAGGCAGCCAAAGGCGAAGGCATAAAGACGGCACCCGCCGCTAATGTAGCAGCCGCTAAAGCTGCCGCATTTACCGGTGGTGCATCGACAATCAAAAAGCCCTGGGGTAAATAATCATGGCAGAGCTACCAGATAGTCAACATCTGACTAGCTCTGCTATTTTCTCGCAGTATGAGAAAGTAGCAGACTTTAGCGGCAGACCGCACATGGGCGCATCCGAGCTTGGATACGAATGCGACCGGTATTTGTGGCTGTCATTTCGGTGGGCAAAAGACAATAAGTTTAATGGTCGGATGCTGCGTCTATTCCAGACCGGCCAACTGCAAGAACAGCGCTTGGTTGACGATCTGCGGTCAATTGGTATCGAAGTATCAGACAAGGATGATAACGGCAACCAACACAGATTTAGCGCCATTGGTGGCCACTTT